CCAACATTTGCGAGGGAGGGGCTAGAGTTCCTTACTCTGATTGCCATCGGGGTGGGTACGGACTCATTCAGTGGACCACTGAGAACCGTTATCTGGGGTTAGGTCTGTTCTGTCAGAAGTACAACTGTGACCCTAGCAGTCTGGAAGGTCAGACTCAATACATGATTAACGAAATCCACTTTCAAAAAGTTCTTCCTGAATTTGAAGGCAGTGGTAAAACCGTCCAACAGTACATGATTCCTGCTTACTATTGGTTAGGATGGGGCATCAAAGGTAATCGAGAGATTTACTCTTATAACTACTCAAAGAAACTGGTACTGGCATGATTAAAAAGATAGTAGACGCATTCAAAAAAATTAATACGCAAATACCTGATGAGGATATAGAATGTGCCATTGATGATCAGACTGTAGAATGTGAAGGTGAAGCATTTAAACAGGATGCTCTGAATTATTACACTGGCGTCCCTGCACCTGCCTATCTTGAAGATGATCCTTGGTTTGGACCTGCTCCTGTACGTTCCGAAAAACAACTTGATTATCTTGAGCAAGAAACTTTTATCAAGCAGCAGCAAGCACAGGAAGTTGGTAAAGGAGAACCTGATAATATTCATCAGGTAATGTATGAGATGGCAACTAGAAGTGCTGCAACTACTCTTCAATTAGATCCTGTTGGTGGATCTGAAAATTTTCAAGGCGGTTCCGAAAATGTCCACAGATGATTGGCGATACAGTCCAGAGAAGATGAAACTGAGAGAAGATGTTTTAAGAATTCTTCTCGCTAAGTTTGGTGGACCGATGGAGGGACCTGTACCTAAATATTCAAGTCAGTCGATCTTTGAATGTGCCCACGACTGGGTATCTCAAGGACACAAAACTCATTTTGGAGTCGTAAAGTATTACGAAGCCTACTATATTAAAAAATAAATTATGTTTAAATATATTCTTGCAGGACTTCTTCTAGGTGCTGCACATGGAATGACCGTTCCGGTTGAAGCAAAACCTTCTAAAGGATACTACACTATGGATGCTATGGGATGTATGCTATTACGGGAATGTACAGATGGAGTCGATAAAGTCGAAAGTATCGCAAGTGTTGCTAGCAAGTATCCCGATAGTAATTTTGATCCTGTTGCTAACGAGTTCAACCGAATGCTCACTTCTCTCAGTAGGGTCGGAGTTAACGTGTTTCTAGCAGATGAAAAATATTTCCCTGTTGGTCACCGTGGAGTTTATCATACTGTAAGCAATAACTTCTTCCTCAACAAAACTTTCATGAAACGTCCTCATGTACTAATGAGTGTTATGCGTCATGAAGGATGGCATGCTGCTCAAGATTGTATGGCAGGAACCATTGATAACAGTTTGATTGCAATTATCAAACCTGAAGATGAAGTTCCTATGATCTGGCAAGACATTGCAACTGAAACTTATAAGAATATGCCTCATGCTATTCCTTGGGAGAAAGAAGCAACCTGGGCAGGTAAGACTGAGGGCATGACAATGGAAGCACTAGAATCTTGTGCTAAAGGAACCATGTTTACTGATTATGAACCAACCCCTATGACGAGAGAATGGTTGATTGAAAACAATTATCTCACTAAATAATAACATCTGATACTCAAATATCAAGAACACCCAAGATAGACCACTTGACAATACCTCTACAGTCTTATAATGTAGTGGTCTATTGTTGGACAACAAGTATTTACATATGACACATTTAACAAGAGATGTGTTAATCAAGTCCATCGTTGCAGAGGAGATGCGTTCCTCCGATGGAAATGATTACGTTAAGTCTCTCAAGGATGCGTATCACAAATGGGAACATCAGTCCAGTGATGATCTCTGTAGAAAATTTAACTCTCTTAAGCACACAAAAATCTCTGTAGAACAACTAGAACCCTAAATAAAACTGCCTTGCTCTTTCAACATGGAGTCTGCTCCAAAGAAGAAAGAGGAAACCAAATCGAATAAGTTTGATTGGGCAGATGAAGGTCTGTCTGCACTGGTGCGCGTTGTTATTCTATCGTGGTCCGCAGCAATTCTCACACTAAATTATGTGACTATTCCTGGTGTTCCTCAAAAAAATATCGATCCGACATTCATAGCCAGCGTGTTCACTGGGACTTTAGCTACGTTCGGGGTTGTTCCTGCTAGAAAAGATAAAAAAGAAGAAGGAGATAAACCTGAACTGGAGAAAAAAGAAAAAGTAACCTAATTGAGGTTGGTCAATGTATTCATCAAAACCCTCTCCACAAGAACCGCAAGAACCATCAGCATCAAAGCGTAGTCCATTCAAATGGGTTGCTCTGGGTGTTGGTGGTGTTATTGCTATTGCCCATATTGGCGTTCTTGGACATCTTATTGAGAAAGAACCACCAGTTCAATCAGCACCTACAATCAATCTACCTAGAGGTCCTTACTCTTCTTACAAGATCAAGGCAGGAAAAGATGGGTATGAGATCGAGTATCGTGCCAATGATCCTAAAGTTTTAGAGTCTAGCAAGTCATTAGAACTTGACCGTGAAAAGAAAGGACTCTTTGGTGGAGGATCTGAGCAGCGAACTGAATATCGTCGTGATCAGTACACCATGGAAGGAACCCGTAATATGGGATCAGGAGGTGCCGTAGAAAACGGTGAGGGAAAGAGTGCAAAAGACATAGAGTGTATCGTGGCGGACGCTGGAGCAAGGTCACAAGGTGCAATGGCAGGTAGTGCTATTACTACTGGTCTTGTCGCTCCTGCTGTCATGAACATCCCTTACGTTGGATGGTTAGCAGCAGGATGGGCTGCTCTTCTGGGTAATAAGGCAGGAGAAACTATTGGTTCAGAAGTAGGATCTGTATTTAATGATTGCTGATGAAATTTGAATTGGATATGGAGGATTTTACAATCATCCAAAATGCATTACATTATTATAAACATGTTGAGAAACGAGGACATTTCTCGAAATTTGATGTTGAACGTGTAAATAGGCTGAGAGACAAATTGTCTTATCAATTGATACCTAGTGCTGATAGTAAAGATGGAACTGTTCCTTCGCCCCCTCGCGGATGTAAATGATGTAACTTGGAGTATTATCTGGTGTTTGATAATACTTCTTGCTGGTGTAACGTATTATATCGTCTATATAATGCGTATGGCTTTCGATGAAATGAGAGATGAGTGACCTTACTAACAAAGATGCAGAACAGGATACAAAGATTGCTGTCATGGATAGCACTCTAGACAATACTGTTCGTCGTATTGAAATGGTTCATCAACGTGTTGATCGAACTAACGAAGATATAGAAAAACTTACAGACCGTATTCGTGTTCTGGAACGTTGGGTTGCTGGCGCTGGTGCTGTAATTGGCGCAGCAACATTCATCATCGGTATTATCGCAGCATCACCAGACGCAGACGCAAAGGAGTTCGATCATGGGCGCAATGGTTCCACCAAGTCGGAAGAGTTGTTACAACTTCCGCGTAGTTGAGATTAATAGAGTTGTTGATGGTGATACCATCGATGTAACTATTGATCTTGGATTTGATTTATTCAAAAAAGAAAGAGTCAGAGTTGCTGGTGTAGATACGCCAGAGAAGCGCACCAGAGACTTAGAAGAAAAGGAGTTGGGTTATGACGCAACAAACTGGCTCAAAGAAAAACTGGAAGGCGCGGTGGCTGGTAATGATGATCTTGTTATCCGCACTGAACTTGTTGGTGGCGTTGGGAAATATGGGCGTCTTCTGGGTTGGCTTTACATTGGCGACGGAGATGTGTCCCTCAACGAACAAATGATCGAAGAAGGATATGCATGGGCATACGATGGCGGCACCAAACAAAAGAATTTTGAAGAATTGAGAGAAATTCGTAGACAACACGGTACTTTGGTAGATTAAAAACATGCAAAAAGTAATTAATTTATTGGCAGTATTATCTTTTGTAGGAACAGCAGGTATCATTGGTGGAGGAACTTATCTCTACTTACAAAAAGATGCGTTGATTGATGGAGTAAAGAAGCAAATTGTAGATGCTGCGGTTGCTGGAGTTGCTAGATCTCTACCAGCAATAGTAGATTCTGCAATGCCAGAACTACCCAATGAAACTGGATCCGTACTTCCTACTGAAACTGGTCCTGCATTACCATTCTGATGAAACTCTCTTATTATGAGTATTCCAGATATTAAACCAGTACATATAAACATTCGTGATGTTAACATAAATCCAGTTCCTCGATGGGCAGTTGAACCTTCTATTGCTGTTCCAATCTATCCACCTGTGACATCGCAGGTGGGTATTCCCATTATAAATGTTCCTGGATGTGTAGAATCACATGAAGATAGTAATAAGAATGCTAATTTACCCAATAATGATCCAGATCAGGTAAAGATATTTTGTGATGGTGAGATGCCAAGTTTCAATGCAATCAATTATGATGCTAGAAAACTTCAATACACAACAGAACAAAAATCACAAGAAGTTCCCCCAGTAAAATCACCAGAGGAACCAGATGCACCGGAACCACCTACACCAAAAACACCTACAGTTCCAAAAACAGAGGCACCAATACCAGAGTGTCCTACGAGAGAACAGCAATTAAAAAACCCAATAGGAAAAATCCTAGAGGGTAATAAGAAAATAGTTGGATATGAAGTTGTTGGTAAAGAATGTTTGATGGTTACGGAGAATCTAACCATTCCAGATCAAATCATTTCAAACATTCCTAATGCTGGTGCGGTGACTGCCACTGCTTCTATTGCTGTTGTGGCAACTTCGTCGGCACTGCTCGCAAAACCTCTTGCTGATCTTTTGTTAAAAGTGGTGAAACCGACTGTGAAGAAAGTGATGAAGAAGATTGCGACCTTACGGGGAAAGAAGATCCCGGTACAGTCGAGAGCGGAGCGCCTAGCAGAGCAGCGTCAGCGGAACCGGGCTGTGAAGGAATTGCGCTCTGTGCGCCCTTTAAAGAAGTAGATGGAATACTATGTCTATGTTGTGGAATAGTATTGACATTTTGTACTACCACATCAGCACAGATGGCATAATAAGGACTTCTTCTATGAAAGCGAATTCCAGCCTTCATCAATTCTCCACAATTCTTAAGACGAGCAATCTCAAAATCTAATCTTTTATTAGCAACTGCTTGGGTAGTCATTGCTATCTGAGCATTTGCCGCTTCATGACATTGCCTTTGGAATTTTCTATTGAGAGGCACAGAAAGAGTACCAGAGAGACCTAAGTTGAAACTTTGGTTCGC